TCCAGCTGATGCAATGGGATTAACAGGACTTGCAGCAACAAGTGCAACAGGATCTTTGTCTCCTACAATAGATAATACAACAACATTAACAGGGCAAGCAGCAACAGCTGCAGTAGGTGCAATTATTATTGGAGAAGGAATTCCATTAACAGGACTTGCAGGTACAATTGCTTTAGGTACTATAACTGCAAGAGGAGATTATACAGAATCATTAACAGGACTTGGATTAACAAGTGCTCAAGGTTCAATAGTTGTTTCAACTAATCCAGTAGTCCAACCTTTAGGATTATCGTTAACTTCTGCTGTAGGAACATTAGCACCGGCTGACGTAATGGGATTAACAGGATTATCATTAACTTCTGCAGTAGGCGCAATTTCACCAAATGATGTAATGGGCTTGACTGGAGTATCAGCAACTGTTAGTGTAGGAAATGTAGCGCCTTTAGGATATAAAGAGGTTACAGGAACACAAAGCGCCGGTTATAGCGATGTAACAGCAACGCAAAGTGCTAGTTATAGTGACGTTAATAGTGTATAAACATTATTGACTTTATACAAAAAATAAATTAAAGATCTAATTAGGAGAACAAAATTATGACATCAACATACACAGATCTCGGCGTAGAATTAATGGTAACTGGCGAAAACGCTGGTACTTGGGGAACAAAAACAAATACAAATTTAAATCTTATAGAACAAATTTCGGGTGGCTATGCTATCCAAACTTTGAATGCTGCGGGCACTGGTGCTAATACAACAACTTTAGCAAAAGCAGATGGAGCATTAAATGCAACAGTTGCAAGTAGAGTTATTATTTTAGGTGCCGTATCTCCTGAAACAATTGCAGGTGCTAAAATTGTAACGATGCCTGTCCTTACAGAAAATTTTTACATAATTAAAAATAGTACAACAGGTGTTCATACAGTTCAATTAAAAGCAGCTTCAGGTTCAGGGGCCACGGTCACTTGGGCAACAGGAGATAAAGGTTGGAAAATTGTTTACTTTGATGGTGTTGCAACGAACACCGGTGTTGTTGATACAGGATTTTCAGCTACAACTGGAGATGTAACTCTTACTGGAACACAGACTTTAACAAATAAAACTTTAACAGCACCTAAAATTGGTACTTCTATTTTAGATACTAATGGAGCTGAATTATTACTTTTAACAGCTACAGGTTCAGCGGTTAATGAATTAACTTTAGCTAATGCTTCAACAGGCAATGGGCCAACTCTTTCAGCAACAGGTGAAACTAATGTTGGTATAAATATTAATCCTAAAGGAACAGGGGTTTTTAAATCAGGATCTGGTGCAGTTAAGATTGCAGGCACAGAAACTATGTGGGTTCCAGCTTCAGCAATGTATGCAGCTACAACTAATCCAGCAGAAGCCAATCAAGTTGAAACAACAGCTTTAAGACCTGATATGAAAGTAATGGATTTTGCAGATACTGCAGATGATTTTGCACAATTTTCAGTAGCCTTTCCTAAATCGTGGAATGAAGGAACAGTAACTTATCAAGTTTTCTGGACTCCCTCTACTACTAACACAGGTGACTGTATATTCGGTTTACAAGGTGTAGCTATTGGTGATGGTGATACTATTGATGTTGTTTACGGAACAGCTGCAACTATTACAGATGCAGGTATTGGAACAGTAGAAGATCAACAAGTTAGTGCTGTAAGTAGTGCTATAACAATCGCAGGTTCTCCTGCAGTTGACCAACAAACTTACTTTCAAATATATAGAGATGCAAACGCAGGTGGAGATACCTATACGGGAGTAGCAAGAGTTCTCGGTATTAAAATATTCTACACTACTGATGCAGCTAACGACGCATAAGGAATTTAGATATGAGAGATTTAAAAAATAAACTTACTTCAAGTAAGAATTCAAAAAATATACAAAACAGAAGAGGTAAATCTTTTGGTTATCAAGTCTTAGGATTTGGTTCTGGAGATAGTGGACCTAAAAATCTTATACCTTTTGGTTATTTTGTTGTTTCTGGCGGAGGAGCTGGCGGAGGTAACTACGGAGGCGGCGGTGGCGGAGGAGGAATTAGAGAATTTTCTATTCCGCAAGGTCAACAAGAAGTTGCATCTGGTGTATACACAATTACAGTAGGAGCTGGAGGATCTGGACCAGTACCAGTACCGGGTGATGCAGGGGATGGAGCTGACTCATCAGTATTTACAGGAAGTGCTTTTGAAGTAGCATCTACTGGAGGTGGTGGAGGCGGTGCACAAGGTGGACCGGACAATAGAATTGACGGAAGACCTGGAGGAGCTGGAGGCGGAGCAGGCCCCGGAGCTTACACACCCACAGCAGGACCCGGAGGATCTGGAAATGCTGGAAGTTATAGCCCACCTGAAGGAGCCAATGGTGGAAACTCACCAGCTAATTTAGATGCCCCATCTTATGGAGCTGCTGGCGGTGGCGGTGGAGGAAATTCGGGAAGTGTTGGAAATTATGCTAATGGAGGTGGACCGGGAGGTCCTGGAACTGCAAGTACATTTGCCACACCTGGTTCTGAAACATTCGCTGGAGGAGGCGGTGGTGGATTTGGTAATATGAGTGGAGGATCTTCGGGAGGATCTGGTGGCGGAGGAGCATCAGCTACAGCAGGTGGAACTAATACTGGTGGCGGTGGCGGTGGTGGTGGACCTGTTCAAGGTGGCTCAAGAAGATCAGGTGGATCGGGAAGAGTTTATTTAAGATGTCCCGATGCTGTAGCACCGGTAGTTACAGTTAGTCCAGAAGGTACAAAACAAGTGAGTAATAATGGTAGTACACTTTTTACTTTTAATTCTACAGGTACCCTAACAATCGAATAGCAGTTGACTTCTATATAAAAATAAAATAGTCTCCGGACTAATGAAAGATATTAGAGTTAAAAAAACTAATTTAATTATTGAAAAAAAAATAGAAAAAGAAACATTTCTTTATGAATGTGTCTTAGATAATTTAAATACTAAAAAATTTATTAAAAAAATTAATGAAGGAATTGAAACTCCTGATAACATGAACTATAAAACAAATGTTAATGGTTTCATGACTGGGTGGCAATACTTTATTAAAGATGTAGAATTAAATTCTCTTTTATCTTTATTAATAGATTATTTTAAATTAGATAAAAAAATTATGCACACTTCTTTATGTGATGCATGGGGTAATAAAATGGTACGAAACGGTTTTACTATGATTCATGATCATGGAGATAGTGCTCTTTCAGGGGTTTTATTTCTAAACACGTGTAAAGGTCAATATTTAGAGTTTCCAGAGTTAAATATAAGAACAGATGTAATTAAAAATAAGATTGTATTATTTAAAGGTTTAACCTCTCATCGAACAAATAGAATTACAGATGCCCAAATTAAATATGCTATTTCTTTTAATTTTCAAAATTTAAATAGGTTTAAATAAATGACAAAAATAGGTTGGTTACCTTTTAAAAAAAGTTATTCAGTTCCAGATTACTTTGTAGAGCCTTTAGAACTTATTATAAAAGAACCCGAAAAATTAAATAATTTTTATAAGGATACACATAGTTCATTTACTAAGTGTCCAGCTAATGCTACTTTTTTAAAAAATTTATTTGTTGTTAAATCCCCATTTGATCTTGAAATAAAATATTTTAGAGATGAAAAAAGAGTATGGGTAAGTCAAAAACAAAATTTCGTAGAACACATGATAGATCCCCGGTTTATTAATAACTATACTGAAAAGGATTATGCTTTATGTTCTCTTTTAGTATCTTATATGTTTGTTGCAGATGAACCTGTATGGATCGAAGTCTATCCTCCTTTTTTACATGGGGAAGTAAAAAACACTAGATTAATAAACGGTACATTTGATATATACAATTGGCAACGCCCTGTTGATTTTAGTTTTGAAATATTAAATGACAAAAAGCCTATAAAGATAAAAGAAGGGCAGCCTCTTTATTATATTAAATTTGTTAGCAAAAAATTAAATGACGACTTTGAATTAAAAAGATTAAAATGGACTAAAGATTTAATTGATGCACATAAGGTATGTCAACCACAAAACTTTTTTGTAAACATGGCTTGGAAAATAATGAAGTTGGGAAATAAAATAAGACCTAAAAAGTTTCTAAAATGATGGATTATTACAAAGGCCTACACAAGGATGCGGGTATTAAATATAAAAATCATAAAGATATTTTAATTACACCTTTATTTAAAGAGTCTTTTTGTAAAGAACTTTGTGAAATTGGGGATAAGTTAAAAGATGATTTTGATTACTGGCAACAATCAATAAAAAACAAAGATTCAACTTTATATTTTAATATAATGCGTTCAAGATATTTTGCAGGAGAAAAGTTTTTTGAAGATTTTACAAAACATTACTCTCAAACACTTTTAAAAATGATTAAAAAAGAATGGATAGGAACACAGGTAACTGGTTGGTTTGATCCATTTATTGTTAGATATGATGGTAACAAAAAAGAAGAGTTAACAATGCATAATGATGTAAGTCATATAACTATGGTTATTAAATTAAATAACAGTTTCAAAGGGGGTATATTAAAACTACCAAGACAAAATTTTGATAATAAAGAAATACCTATTGGACATGCACTAATATGGCCTAGTCAAGTTACCCATCCCCATCTAGTAACACCAATTACAAAAGGGGTTAAGTATTCCATGACAAATTGGACATGGCCTGTGTCTTGGAATCAAGAAGGTATTGGGTATAATCAAAATATTCACGGGGGGAAAAATGAATTTAAAACATAAGTATTATTTTTGGGAAAACGAATTGTCCCCTAAAATGTGCGAGGACATAATTAAACTAGGCTTATCTAAAAAAAATAAAAAAGGAACTATATTTGATACTAATATATCAAATAGTAAATTAAAAAAATTAAGAGATTCAAGTGTAGTTTTTTTAGATGAAACCTGGTTATTTAAATTAGTTAATCATTATATAAAGAAAGCAAATGAACTTTCTGGTTGGAATTTTGACATAGATTATATTGAAAATATGCAATTTACTATATATAAAGAAAATCAACATTATGGTTGGCATTGTGATTCCACTGAAGAGCCTTACCATACACCTGATGATATTAAAAAACATGGTAAGATGAGAAAAATATCTGCAACAATATCTTTAACTGATCCTAAAAAATATAAAGGAGGTGATTTTGAATTTGATTTTAGATGTCACAATAATATTAAAAAAAATAAATTTCATAAAGTAAAAGAAATAAAAAAAAGAGGAGGCATTGTTGTATTTCCTTCTCATTTGTGGCACAGAGTTTTACCCATAACAAAAGGAACAAGATACTCTTTAGTAGTTTGGACCTGCGGGAGACCTTTTAAATAATGATATTAAAAATTAATAACAATCTATTTATTAAAGAACATAATATTTTAAATAAAAAAGAAATATTAAAAATAAAAAAAGATTGTGACACAGAATTAAAAAAGAATTTATGCAGATTAAAAGGAGTACCTTTATATCAAACCTATAGCAATTTAATTCCTAGAAATATTAAAAAAAAACATTGGGAAATTTTATATAAAAAAATATGTAATTATATTAATAGAAAAGTAAATCTTAATAAATCATGGGTTAATAAATCATTATCTAATAATAAATTTAAATTTCATTCTCATTCCTCTGATCTAACTTGTGTTTATATTTTAAAAAATAAATATCCAGAATATGGTACTAAATTAAATAATGATATAGTTGTAGAAGCAGTAGAAAATTCTTTGTTAATATTTGAAGGTAAGATACCTCACAGTATTGCAAATATGCCTAAAATTTTAGGTGATAAAAACCCTAGATATTCAATAGTTATGGATTTTAATTATGCCTAAAATAATTGATAATTTTTTAGATAAAAAAGATTTTAAAAAGATATATGATTCTTTGAATGGGGAAAATTTTCCCTGGTACTATAATGATTTTGTAAATACTAAACATGATGATAAAAACCATTTTCAATTCACCCATGGTTTTTATAATAAAGTAGTAAATTCTGATTTTTTTCATTTAGTAGAACCTTTATTACATAAATTAAATATGACAGCTATATCAAGAATAAAAGCAAATCTTTTGTTAAAAACTGATACACCTGTTGTTCATGCATATCACACCGATTTTAATTGGAAATATAAATGGTGGACAGCTATCTATTATGTTAATTCTAATAATGGAAAAACTATCTTTAAAAAAGATAAGAAAAGTATATATAGTGTTGCTAATAGATTAGTCTTATTTGATGGAAGAATGTTACATTGTAGCACAACTCCTACAGATACTAAAAATAAAGTATGTATAAATTTAAATTTTTTTAACAAAGAACTAGAGGAATAAATGTCATTTAAAAAAGATAAATATATAGTTATAAGGGATGTTATTAATAAACCTTTGTGTAAATTTTTATTCGATTACTTCGTAAATAAAAGATATGTAACATACACTTTAATGAATGAAAAATATATTAGTCGAACTGAAGATATGCATGGATATTGGGATGATCCTCAAGTTCCTGGAACGTACTCTATTTATGCTGATACAGCTTTTGAAACATTACTTCAAGATTTAAAACCTATTATGGAAAAAGAAACTAAATTAAAACTAGTGTCTACTTATTCTTATGCAAGGATATACAAAAACGGGGACATTTTAAAAAGACATAAGGATAGACCGTCTTGTGCTGTTTCAACCACGTTAAATTTAGGAGGCCAAAGTTGGCCTATATATATAGAACCTTCTGGTAAAAATGGTAAAAAAGGTTTAAAAGTAGATTTAAATCCAGGGGATATGCTTATTTATTCGGGAGATAAGCTGGAACATTGGAGAGAACCTTTTAAAGGAAATGATTGCGCTCAAGTTTTTTTACACTATAATGAAAAAGGTAAAAAAGCTAATAAATTTGATGGACGATCCATGTTGGGTCTGCCTGAATACTTTAAAAAAAAGTAATAAATAAATGTACTAATGGCTTAATATAATATAAAAGGATTTACTTATGGCACACTTTTCAAGAATAGAACAAAAACCAAACCCTTTTACTAGCGAGCTAGAATGGACGGTTCAGGAATGTATTGTTATTTCTAACGATATACCTACATCAGCCGGTCCTTTAGGGGAAAATGATATGCATATTGATGGGGAAACCTATGTAAAAAATCTTTATAAACATATGTACTCAGAAGAAAAGAATATTTGGAAACAATATTCTTATAATAATGAATTTAGAAATTCAAGTGCAGGAAAAGATTCAGTTTATTTAGAGACATCTGATAGATTTATAGGTTCTCAACCTTATGCATCTTGGCATTTAAGTAATGAAACTTTTAACTGGGTAGCCCCAGTTGCAAGACCAACAATTGAAACATATACTAATCCTTTAGCTGGTGAAGATATGGTAGATGTAGATGGAAATGTTATAGTAGATGTAGATGGAAATGTTATAGGTACAGAACCTGATCAAGCTATTTATTATATGCGTTGGGACGAAACAGAACAAAAATGGTATTCTAATGCTTCTCATTTAATTGCAAATGCGGATACTCATGAATGGGATCCTTCAGGCGAAGTGTGGAATCTTATAACATAAGGTTTTAACATGTTACAAAAATTAGGCTTCCTACCGGGATTCAATAAACAAGTCACATCTACAGGAGCCGAGTCTCAATGGACTGGCGGTGAGAACGTACGTTTTAGATATGGTACACCTGAAAAGATAGGTGGATGGGCTCAATTAGGAGATACTAGTTTATGTGGTCCAACAAGAGCTCTTCATCACATGGTTAATAAAACATCAATCAAGTATGCTGTTTTAGGAACTAACAGAATTTTATATGTATACACAGGTGGAGTTTATTATGACATACATCCTATCAAAACTGACTTTGGTGCACTAACAAATAAGTTAGCTTGTACTTCAGGTTCACCTATTCTTACTATTACTTTATCAACAACTGCCAGTATGACAGCTGGAGATATTTTATTTCTTGAAAGTGTTACACCTCCAACAGGTTCAGGTTATGTAGCTGCTGATTTTGATAATAAAACATTTATGATTACTTCAGTCGTGGATACTACTTCAGTTACTATTACTATGGGAACTAACGCTTCGGCTTCTGCTACCGATGGAGATCTTTCAGTTAAATTTTACTACCCAGTAGGTCCCGCTCAACAAGTAGGAGTTTATGGATATGGTATTTCTACTTTTGGTGGAACACCTATTACTGCTAAGACAACTACTTTAAGTGCAGCAATTACTAGCACCGGACAAACAGCAGGAATTACTTTAACTAGTGTACTTGATTTTCCAACTTCAGGAACATCGTATATTTTAGTTGGGACAGAATTTATAAAATACACTGGAATTACAGGAACAGAATTAACAGGAGTAGTTAGAGCTCAAAGAGGAACTTCTGCTGCAACTCACTCCAATGGAGCTACAGTTACTAATGGAACAGATTATGTAGGTTGGGGAGAAGCATCAACGAGTACAGATTCAGTTGCAGACCCTGGTCAATGGTCCTTGGACAATCTGGGCCAAACTTTAATTGCTTTAATTGTTAATGGAGCCTGCTTCGAGTGGGATTCAAATTTAACTAATGCAACAGGAACTAGAGCAACAATTATTTCCGGAGCACCCACAGCATCAAGAGACATGTTAGTATCAACACCCGACAGACACTTAGTATTTTTTGGAACAGAGACAACGATTGGAACTCCTTCAACACAAGATGATATGTTTATCAGATTCTCTTCTCAAGAAAATATTAATGACTATGCCCCGACAGCAATCAATAGTGCTGGTACACAAAGGCTGGCCGCCGGATCACGGATCATCGGATCTAAGTTAGGTAGAAATGCAATTTATGTTTGGACGGATACTTCTTTATTTACTATGAGATTTGTTGGAACGCCATTTACATTTGCCTATGAACAAGTTGGAACTAACTGTGGATTACTAGGTAAGAATGCATCGGTTGAAGTGGATGGTACTGCTTACTGGATGTCTGATAATGGTTTCTTTAGATATACCGGTAGATTAGAATCGATGGATTGCCTAGTTGAAGATTACGTTTATGATGATTTAAATAATACTTCTAATGAATTAGTCTATGCAGGAATTAATAACTTGTTTGGGGAGATCACTTGGTTCTATTGTACGGCTAACTCAAATATAGTTGATAGAGCAGTTACTTATAGTTATCTAGATTCAACAAGAGAAAGACCTATTTGGTTTACCAATGCTAATGCTCTTTATCCAAGAACAACTTGGGAAGATTCAGCTGTATTTGGTTTACCTCATGCAACTGCTTATGATTCTGATACCGACGCTTGTCCTACCGTTGGCAATACGGATGGTACCACTATTTACTATGAACATGAAACAGGAATTAATTATATTAAAGGAGGCACTAGCTATGCAGTGCCGGCTAATATTACTTCGGGTGATTATGATATTACTCAAAAAGTTGTTAAAGGAGCATCTACTAATATGGCTGACCTTAGAGGAGATGGTGAAAGTATAATGAGAGTGAGTAGAATTATTCCTGACTTTGTTTCTCAAACAGGAAATGCTATTATTCAATTAGATATTAGAGATTATCCTAATGACGCGGCAGCGAGTTCACCTTTAGGTCCATTTACTGTAACAACTTCTACTAAAAAAGTTGACACGAGAGCAAGAGCGAGAGCAATAGCTTTAACCATATCTAATACAGCTTTAGATACTAGTTGGAAGTTAGGGACTTTTAGATTAGATATACAATCTGGAGGAAGACGATAATGGCAAAGATAGTACAAACATTAACTAGAGCAAGTGAAGAATAC